ACTTCGTAACGTACTTGATAATCTCTCGATCGACATACTGCACCTCTACTTCCCTGGCCTGTTCGGTAACGTCCAGCCTGTTACTGGACTCCTTTCGGTTTTCTACGCCCGCAGCTTCTACCTTAGCCGTGAGCTCCTGATGATCCTGGCGTTTCTTATCTTGGTCCCCCACGTACGCAGCCATAGCGTTCTCAGCGAGAACCCCCCGGAACCACCAGGCGGCGCCGAAGCCCACAAGGAGTGCTACGGCGTACGGCCAAAGCCACTTTAGGAGGGCGACTGACATGCGTGCTCTGCCCGTCGATCGGTAACCATCTTGATTTGCCCCGCAAACATTATCGCCACTGCGAGGTTATAAGCGATGAACATGGGGCCGCTAAGTTGCTGGCTAAGTATCAGCGGCGGGTGCTCCATCCAAGCCAACGACATAGCCAAGATGAACAGGAAGCTAAGCAGCGCAATAGAAGCCACTGCGGTCTTGTCACTCTCTCGTACGGCGCCGGGTGTGCGGAAGAAAACCACCGCGCGGAACAGTATGAAGCCGTGGATAAGGGTAGTGATGATCGCAACGATGAGCATATTATTTGCTCCCAAAGGGCAGTAAGCGGTCGATGAAGGCCACCACCCTGGACTCAAGAACGTGGACTATCGGGAACGCGAAGAACCCGATTAGCATCACAATGCCGTCTCGAAACTCGTTTTCCTCGGAGATGAACCCTCCTAGTACCTTCCCCAAAAAGAACGCCAGGATGACGTTTGCACACAACAGTCCCCACAGGAACGTCCTGTTCTTTGTGGCGTTCAGGTAGTAGAAGTTCGCGATCCCACCGAAGGCGCCCAGGATTCCCAGGTGCCCCCAGGAGAGCATCCCCTCTAGGAACTTCATCAGCCGATCAGCTATATCCACGCCCACCTCCCCGTCGTTGGCCGAATGCTATCACAGGCCAACCGATTCCAGAATGGACCGAGCAGGAGGTTGCGCGCCCGGTATCCCGTACTGCGATGCGTTGTGCTGCGACCGCGCCCGGCTAACCACGGCGCTGGCTATGGAGCTGCCCTTGATGGCCTGGTCTGGGTAGGTGCGGTTCCATTCATGTACCTTCTCCATCGCTTCGTTGATCATCTCCTGGTCGCTAGTAGCGTGACCCAGGGCGAGGCGACCCAAATAGCGACTCTTAACCGCCTGTGCCCGCGCTGTCGCTTCGTACACGGCACCTCGCGTTTCCTCTGCCTCGCGACGCCCGCCGCTGCGCAGGCCCATCGTACCGGCGACTGTGTCCCACACACCGGGCTCGTAGTAGACGATCTGCCGAGCGTCCTTCGCACCCTGCTGACCTTCGAACAACGACTTATAGGCAGCGCCTACGCCGCTGGGCATGAGCGCTTTGGCCGCAGCTACGTGGTCCCCGCTCATAGCTTTCTCGATACCGGTGAATATGTTCGTACCCAAGCCTGCCCACGGACCGATGTTCTGCATCACGTAATGTTGGAAGGTCTCCTTAGCCGACGCCTCAGCCGGGGCGTACTGTCCGCCGAAAGTAAGTAACCCATCAGCGCCCACGCGGCTTAGATCGAGCGCCCCTGCCAACGCCCCGTGGGCCAGCCACTGAGGCGCAGACCGGACGAACTCGGTGCGACTATCCAGCAGGTCGTCATCGTCGCGGAATAGGTCAGCGATGAAGAACGCCATAGGTGCGAGGACAGTACCTGCAGCGCCGGTCAGCGCCAGTTGAGTGCCCAGCATCCAAGACAGCGCGCGGCGGGCTGTGGCCTTCTCCTCCGGCGTACCGGTGAAGGAGTCGCGGATGTCCTTACCCATCATCGCCAGCATATTCACCCGGTACTGCTGGAACTGGAAGATCACCTTGCGCCACGGTCCCTGCATCACCGTCGGTTTGTTCGACTGGCTGTAGTCGAACTGCGTGGTGAGTGTGGCAGAGTCGGCAGCATCAGCTACCTCGGCTATCTGCTCTGGCGTTGCGTCGGCACCCAGTCCGCGTTTCTGCATTTCGAGCCGAGTCGCCGCCAGCGCTACCACCTGGCGGTTGAATACCTCGGACTTGTTCATAAAGAACCCGGCCACCTCTAGGGCCTTACGCCAGTGGCCAGACATCGTAGTGCCCACTTCACCGTTAGCCAGGGCGCTCATGTCGTGTGACAGGCTGAAGTCCAGCGTGCCGCGCTCGAACAAGTCCTGCATTACCTTGCGCTCTACGCTGTCGGCGCCGAGGACCGACTTCTCGCCGAGCATGTCGCCGCGGCTTTTAGAGAAGTCCGACAGCGCCTGCTTAATACCACGTAAAGCGTTGGCGTTGCCGTAGCTGCCAGCGAGGCGTGGGAGCGTAACCATCGGCGTCTGCATGGCGTTGATGACGATCTGCGACGGCGAGGACATGAACCACAGGAATCCTGCCTGGCTGAGTGCATCAGCGACCGGTGAGCGGTCAGTAGCCAAGGAGGCGGCGTGCTGTCGCTTGACGGCTTCCAGCGCTCGCTGGCGCTTAATACCGTTCTCGTCGTCGGTCTTCTCTGTGGCTTTGGTCTGGAGTTGCGCCAACTTCTCGGTGATCTGCCCGTCGTAGCGCAGGCTGGCCACACTGCGCGCGGCCTTTAGGGTGTAGTCGCTGAACCCCCGGAACGCGTCGGTAGTAGCGCCCTTCGTGTTCTTCCGGCGGTTAGCGTGCTGCATGAACGCGCCCTGCGGCAGCGACTGCAGGTAGGCTTCCACTAGACCTTCGCGGATTGCGTTGTGTAGCCCAGGGTCAGCAGCGTGGGAGACGATGCCGTCCACGCTTTTCTCGATCGCGTTGATCGTGGCCTGGTTAATACCGTCCAGCTCCCAGTTATGTTCGCGACGCAGGGTAGGCATCGACACCGTGAACCCATCGCCGGCATAGTCGCCAGCCAGCAGCTGCTGCCGTTGTGCGTTCGCCTCCTCGATCGTATCGTGACCAGAGAACCACTCGACCTTGCCGTCAGCGGTGCGAACAGTGACGAGGTAGTTACCGTAGCGCTGCAGGGGAGAATACGGACCAGTTCGCATCTTCGACATGGCCGACTCGATACGGTCGCCATAGGCATCCTTAAACTCCTTGGTCTTGAAGAACTCAGCAGGCGCCATAGGTTCGCCGCCCTCAGTCCTCGGAGCCATGACGCGGGCGATGTCGGCTTTCAGTGCGTTGAACCGCGAGTTCCACATAAACGAGTAAATCGCCTGCGTCTCCTTGTACAGCCGCTGCCCTTCTGGACCCACCGACTTCCACAGGCGTTGCAGGTCGGCGTGTGCCTGTGCACGCTCAGCCTCACTGAACCCTGCAGTTTCGTAGTTGATCGCCGACTGCTTGTCCATCGGACGGTCTGGCCACAAGCGATACAGCGTCCCCATCTGCTGCACTTGGTTCCACGCCTGCATGCGTGAAGGGTTCTTCTGGGCAAACGCCTTGATCTTGTTAGCGGTGGACATCGGCGATAGTTCGCCTAGTTGTTCGCCCTGATAATTAAGCTCGTTTCCGCCAGTAATCAGCTTGTTGAACGTGGCCTCCTTGGTGCGCTTGAGACGAGCGAACTCGCCGAGCATACCGTCGAAGTATTTGTCGTACAGGTTCGCCATCTGGTTAAGCGGTACAAGGTCTAAGGAGAAGCGCCGAGCTTTGTCCGCAGCCGTAGCGGTGCCGATACCCCGCACTTTCTGCAGGGCGTCAGCACCCGTCTCCCTGGCAACGTCGGCAATGTTACGTTTAGAGCCCTCACCTTCAGCGGTAGCCGCAGCTAGGATCGTGTCGATGTCAGCGGCAGCGCGAGAGAACCGTGGGTCCTCTGCCACGAACGAGGCTGGGTCCGTCATCGCGAACTCGAGCCCCTGCATATGCTGCTTGCTCATGTCGATAGACGCGGGGTTTACGCCGCGAGTCACAGCTGCCGTGTCGCGCAGCAGCGCGTCGACCTCGGCGTTAGTCATGCGTAGGTTCGATATGCCCAACATCGAGGCAAACGCGTTCTCTACGGCCGCTCGGGCCTTGGTCAGGATGTCGCCGTTGACCTTCTCGCCGCCAGCCAGCATATCGGCCAAGACTTCTTCGCCGGCCAAGCGGCGCAGCCCGCCCTGCTCTGGGTCGACAGCACCATTCAGGGATTTCATCTTCGCCTTGATACGCTCACGAGTGGCCGCGTTCGTCCACAGGCGGTTCACGATGGCTGGCAGTCGATCACCAAGCAGCGCATCCAGCCCGGCGTGGCCGCGTTCGTGCGCAAGTACGTTGGCCATGTCGCTGGCGTTGCTAAGATTCTCGCGGATCAGATAGATATTCCCATCCGAGAACACACCGCGCGCGTCGGGCGGTGCCGCGTGGCCGGTCATGGTCTCGTAGCCGGCGACGTCTTCCGCGCCGATGACCTCTGGGCTACCAGCTGGGCGGTTGCGGTTCGCTGCGGACACCAGGCGGGAGAACTGGCCGATGCCCATACCAGGGCCGCGCTCGCCCAACGCGCGATCGAAGCGAGCGGTGCCGCTTTCGAGAGCGTCGTAGCGCAGGTTGAAGTCGTTTACCAGCTGGTCACGCTGGCCATCCGTGAGTTTGTCCCAGCCTTCGTGGTTCTTAATCGCCAGGAAGTATTGGTCGAGCACATCGGAGCTGGCTGCGTCCATGATCAGGTCGCCGTAAGCATCCGCTGTAGCCTGCTGGCGGTCTGAGCTCGGGTCCACGCGTAGGTTGCGGTCGATGGTGGCGTCGATGCCGAGCGGTAGCGGCTCGGCGAAGTTAGTAGGCTCAGGCGCTGGAGCCAAAGCCAGAGCGGCCTCCTCCTGCACGCGACGGAACGCGGCGCGGCGTGTAGCCTCGCCAGACGGACTAAAGCTGCCAGCCTGTGCGAATGGATCGCGGCGAATCAATGCCGCTGCTAGACCGGTGCCGATACCACGGCCTTGGGCATCAGACACCACGTTGATCAGCGTCTCGTCTGCGCCGGGCACCAGCTCGCCTACCACCTCGTTGTTCTGGACGGCGTAGAGGTTACCCTCAGCGTCGGCGTGAACCTCACTGACTACGCCTTGGCTGTCTGTGAACTGCTCCACAACCGTAGTTTCGGCGGGCAAACTCAGGTCGCCGCGGTTTACGAGGATAGTGTCCTCGGCGTCGGTCACCTTACCGGTAGGGTTGACCTGTTGGATGTACTCGTCTTCTGTAAGGGCTAAGGCATCTTGTAGCGTGCGCGGCGCGGTAACCCCGCCACGGTCGCCGGGCTGCGCGTCCTGTGTACCAGTAACCGGGTCGCCCTCGTTGTTCAGCCCGTCGTCCAGACGCGGTTCTACAGCTGGCACATATTTCGTTGCCAGCAGCTCGGCGAACTTCGCTGTGTCGGCTGTGTCGGAGGTCAGGTCGCGAGCTACGGCGGCCAGGAACTGCGGTGCCTCAGGGCTCAGGGGGTCAATACCGGCCTGTGCCGCAGCCGCTTCGAACCGCGCCCAATGCTTGCCTCTCAAGCTCTGCGGCTTCAAGCCAAGCTCTCTAGCCAGCGCTTTCTTCCACGTTGGGGCGGGCGCATTGAAGTCTATGGTGGTTTGACCAGGCGCGGAAGCTGGAGCTGCAGGTGCTTCCTGCGGGGCGCTCGCTACTTGTGGAAACGCCCCTTCCGCCGGCAACGCACCGGCGAATAAGTCTGTGCCCCCTAGTTGGCCTCGGCTGCGCTGGGCATCCAACACACCGAGCAACCCTTCGCGAGGAGGCGCGGCTACTTCTTCCACCTCCATGACCGGCAACGACGGCGGTGCCACTTGCGGGCGTCGGCCTGTGATGTCGTACAGCGAGCGTAGCGGTGCAGGTGCGCCAGTGACTTCCTCTACGGCTGCTTCGTCCACCTGCGGCAGGGGAAGCCCCTCGCCGGGTAGCGGCGTAGCACCCAGGTCGATCTCCTCGGTAGGCAACGGTGTAGCGCCGACATCGATCTCCTCGATGGGGGAATCGCCCAGTCCGCTCGGAGCGATGGGGGCACCCTGCTCTGCGTTCTGGCGCTGAAGTCCGTCACGGATCGCCGCACCCAACTGAGTGTCGGCGCTAGTGCGCGGGGTCGAGAGACTGATAGCGCCGCCCATACCACCGCCCAGTAAGCCGCCCGCCAAGCCGCCGATAGCAGCCGCTTGCCCAACGCCTTCGAACAGATCGGCACCGGGCACGAACAAGTTCTGTGCGATACGCTCGCTCGCCGACTGGGGGGCTTCCTCAGCAGCCTCCCGAGCAGCCCCGCCGAGTACGTTACGCACGATACCGCCGCTGCCCAGACCGAGCGCGGCTCCACCAGGCAAGGCGTTCGCTGCTGCTGCTTCCAGTGCGCCTGCGCCAGTCAGCCGCATAAGTGCAGGAGCTGCTACGCCCGCCAGCGCGCCAGCCCCCAGTCCGCCCAGCTGCTGCTGGAGTTCCGAACCGCCCGCGTCCTCTACTGCGTTGATCGTGCCCACGTTGACGGCGCCGGCAACTTGGCCACCTACCGCCCGGCCGAGCGCTCTTTGCGCAGCCTGAGACGTAGCCGCTTGAGCCGCCTCGCCGGTAAGCCCGCGAGCTGTGGCATTCGCCGCACCAGCGACAGCGCCGGCGCGTGCAGCAGCGGCGCCGGGCAACAGAGAGGCTGCATTCCCCACCAGCAGCTGCTGAAGGTAGGCGGGAGAGGTAGCAGCCTCGCCCAGTCCCGCTAAGATTCCGCGGTCGTCAAACGCCGTCTGGACGTTCTGCGCCGCCTGTTGGGTGGGGCCAGACTGCCAACCGGACAGTATCTGCTGCGTCTCTTGGAAGTTACCCGACAGCCCCGCAGCGCGATCGAGAAGACCGAAGGTTGCCATGTTGCCGAGGCCGTACGCCGCTTGACCAAGGCCGACGGCGCTGCTCAGTGCCTGGATAGGAAGGTTCGCAGCCGCCTCGCCCCACGTGTTGGAGCGGGTGCGCTCGGCTTCCAGAGCAGCGGCTTCGGCCGCAGCGCGACGCTGGGCTTCCTGCTCTGCTTGCGCTTGGGCCTGAAGCTGTCTCGCCCGAGCCAGCACCTCTTGCGAAATAGCTTCAGCCATTTCTTACCTTCCTATCACTGTTGTCTGGCCTGTTCTTCGCGAAGTCGACGCGCTTGGATCAGGGCGATTTCATCGGCAGTGTACGGTACACCAGTGATCGGGTCGATTGTCGGCACCGGCGCTCGTTCCTGGCCTGCGCGAGTAGCTGCCACTACGTCGCTATTATTGTAGCCGCCCGCCTCTACCTCATCGCGGATGGCATTCAAGCGAGTCTCCAGTAGCGCAGCCTCGGCTGATGCCTTGCGCGACGTTGGGGTCATTGACTCAAGCCTTAGCTCAATCTGGCTGGCTTCCGACTTCAGTGCCGCTTCGCGAAGGCCGTATTGGCCGGCGATGTCCGCAGCGCCCAGCCGCGCCTGCGCGTCCATCCCGGCGCGCAGCAAAAGTCCTTCGTTCTGTAGCCCAGTGGTTGCGAGGTCGCCTTGGTTGCGTAGGCCCATCTGGGCGAGACCGCCCTGGTTCTGCATCAGAGTATTAATCTGCGGATTGAGCGCGGCCAGTTGGGCTCGAGCCCCGGCCATCTCACCCACTGTTGGGTTGTTCGCCAAGGTGTGGCGAGCCCAGCGGGCCTCGTTCATCAGCCCGGTCTGCTGGCGCTGAGCGGCCCGCTGCTGGTCCACCTGCTGCATACGCGCCAGATACTGCTGCGCTGTCTCGGCACCGCCTACACCGAAGCCGAAGTTGATCCCGTTGGTAGGTGCCGCCCGCTGAGCGAGCGCGCCGAGGTCAGTATTCTGGGCATTGTAATTGCCGCGTACCGAAGCCTGCAGACTGGTGCCCTGTGGACGTAGGCCGCCAAGCGACTCGGCGATCTGTGCGTTGATTGCAGTCGTGTCTAGCATCGCGGGCGCCGCAGCTGGGGCGGGCGCTGCGGGAATGAGGGGAGCAACCACGGGGGTTGCGACAGCAGCACGCGGCGTAGTCACCCCCGGCGTAGCCGGCTGGGCACCCAGTGCGCCGAGTAAACCCGCTTGGGCTTGGCCGAACAGCTGACCACTGGCTTGGCCTAGCGCGTCGAGCCCACCGGACATGCGGTTTACTGCTGCGTTGGTGCGGGCATACGCCCCGCCGGACAACGTCGATGTGTCCCCACCAAGTAGCTGAGTAGCGCCGGTCCGCGCTACGTCCAACGCTGCAGCTGGAATAGTCGACAGTCCGCCCAGCAGTACATCGGCAGCGGCACCACCTACGTTGATCGCGTTGGGGATTACATTCGAGACGGGGGCGGCGCCTACGACACCGCGCGGGCCGGTAACCGGCTGATTGTACTGGGCCTGCATGGCGGCTGCGCGGGCCGGGTTCCCCGGTACGCCCCTGCCGTCGTCTACCATTTTGCCGGTGAGAGGGTCGTATACGAGGGCCATGTCTAACTCCAGTTGGTGTTCACACCGAATTGAATATCCTGCGCCAAGAGTCGCTTAGCCGCGACTTCCAGCTCTCTGGTTGCGTCCACGAACCGCTTCTTGTGCGCGCTAGCTTTGGCCATGTTCTCGACATCATGGTCGTGGTTGCGAAGCGCCCGCCACGCGGCCCATTCCAGCATGTCGAGATGATACTCCGACTTAACCTCTGGCTCAGCCTTCAAGTTCGACGCAACCAGCGGGGCAAGCGGCTTGCGAGCGACCCGCAGTACCATCAGGCCACCAGTAGAAAGGATGAACTCTGCGCTCGGCGCCGGGTAGATACCGACTCGGCCGTCCTCGCGGTCGGTGTAGACCACCGCAGGGCCACCGTGGTTGTGACCCCACGTCTCGATGGGGGAAGCGAACGACACGTCGCCGCGTCGGTTGGTCATCGCGGCGTAAGTGGTGCGCTTCAGGTGGCGGTTGCCCACCCGAGCGCCGAATAGGGAGAGCACGCGCTCGTCGAGGTCATACTCCGACTGGCCCGCGACGAGCTGTACGTGGCACACGGCCGGCGTAGTTTCGTCACGCAGACAGAGAGTGGTCTTGGCGAACTGAACCTCGGCGTCGTTGATGTAGCGCACGAGGCTCTTGTCACTCAGCAGGTAGTCGCCAGGGTCAGCTGTCGCTGCGTCCGACGTGTCACGAAGGATGTTCTCGCGCAGCTCCTCCAGCAACTCCTGCAAAGTCATGCTTACGCTTCCCGGTGTAGGGTGTAAGTCAGGCGCGGAGCGTTACGCATGCCGATAACCTGCAGCTTCTCGTTCACTTCCGGCAGCGCCTGGACAGCATTGTCCAATACTTCGAGGAACGAGGCAGGGACCTTGCGGCGAATGCCCGGCTTCAAGAAAATCTGACGGCCATTAACGCCGATCAGCTGGCCGTTCGGGGGGATTTCCTTGCTGTCGTGCAAAGTAATCTCGAACATTTTTTCCGCATCCTTAGACGCAGCAGCTGCTTCGGTCTTTGGCTTAGCGCGGCTGGCGCGATTGCGCTTGGGCTTGAACTCGGCCTGGATATTCGGTGCGCCGATCGCAGACTCTGCGCTAGCCATAGGCTTATCGTTTTCCATCAGTTGTCCACCTTCTTGAATGCTTCTGTTACGGCGTCGTCGAACTCGTCCTTGCTGGATTTCTCCTGCTTGGTGAGTCCTGGGATGAGTGTAGCCAGATCAGCCAGTAGGGCTTCTGGTGTTTCGTAGACCCGTTGCCGTTCCGGGTCCTGCCACTCGCTATCACTTTTGCGGTTCTGCGCACGAATCTCAGGATCGTCGTACGCGAGGATCAGGCCATTGTCCGCAACGCTGATTCGCATGTAGTCCATAGGTTCTTCCCCATAAAGCAAACCCCGTACGAGACGGGGTTCACTATCAGCTAAAGGCTACCAAGTGTCAATTCGAGGCAGCGACTTCGGCGCGTACGAGGAAGGCGTCCTGCAGGATCACAGTGGCGTTCCAGAGCTTCCAACCTGCGGTGCCGCGCTGAGCCAGCGGGTCCTCAGAAGTCGGCTTGGGCTGCACAACCATGATGGTCGCGACGTTCTTACCGCGCAGAACCACCACACCGAACGCGTCGCGAGCCATGTACAGGATCGGGTACACGTCGGCAGCAGTGCCAGTCGTGCTGATCATGTCGCCAACCGCGCCGCCCGCATCAGCCCAAGGCTCGATGACAGTGGAGCGAATGTAGCGCACGTCTTCCACCGAGCCGAGCTCGCCGGCGAACGGAGTCACCGAGGCGTAGTGCTTGGTGGAGATGAAGCCATCCATGTCGCGGATGTCGTTCTCAACGTCCGGGTGAACCAGTGCTACGAACGCAGCCTCGATCGGCTGAGTGTTGTACGCCGGGCTCGACTTAATCACCGAGGTGATCATCGGGGCATTCTGGCGCTTGAGCGAACGAGTGATTCGACGCTGGAGGTCCAGGGTGATCGGAGTGTTCACGGTCGCGCGGCTGGAGCCGTTGGCGTAGAACACGTTGGTGCCGGACTTCAGTACGTTGAAGCGCAGGGTCTCGACGGTCAACGCAGCCTCGTCGCCGAGCAGGTTCATCAGTTCGCGCAGGAGGGCTGGGTAGTCCTCGTGGGTGTCCTGAATCACGTCGGTGAAGCCTACGAAGTCACCGTACTGCTGCATCTGTACGGTGTAGTCCTTGCTCGCCAGCTTCTTACCGACCGGAGTTACACCCTCGGTCAGGGCAGTGGTAGCCACCGGCATGTTGTAGTTGCCGGCTTCGCCCGAGTAAGAACCGGTGCCGCCTTCGAGGAAGTAGCGGCGGAACTTGGCGGTCTGAGTGCTGTTGGTCGGGACCACGAAGGTCTGACCGAAACGCTCGATGGTCATGTTGGGGATCGCGCGGCTCAGGAAGCCAGCGACGGAGTAAGCTGCCTGGCGAGGGGTGATATCGCCATACGCTGTACCGGTGTAAGCCATGTTGTTGCTCCTTTGTTTCGTTCAGTCGTTCAAGAATTGGCCAGCTTGCCCGCGGCTTCTTCGAATGCTCCGTCGAAGTCGAGGACATCCGCGCCACCAGTGGGCTTCGGACGCTGAGCTGCCGGTACTGCTGCCAGGGCTGCTGCCGCTTTACGGTCAACCGCAGGCTTCGGCTTTGTTGGCGTTTCTTGCGCGGCTAACGAGGCTGGTGTGGCTGGCGCTGCACCCGTCGATCCGGTCGCTTGTTTGTACAGGTTGAGCAATTCGATTGCTTCCTGCGCGGTCCCCTTCTCATACGCCTGCTGGTAAGCAGAACGCAGGAACGTGGGCTGAGCCGCAATCCACTCGGCCACCTTCGGTGCGATTTCAAACGCATCGGGGTGAGCTGCTGTGACAGCGCCTCGATAAGTGTTCACCTCCACCTTCTGGACACTGCCCATAAGTGGCGCCAGAACACCGTTCAATTGCTTGGTGTAATCACTAAAGCTGTTGCCAATCGCAGCACGGAGTTCCGCCTGCATCAGCTTCTGAACCGCCTGGTACTCGTCAGGCCATTCAGTTTCAAACTTCTTGACCGCCGCAGCATCGGCTTCGTTCAGGAAGTCTGCGCGTGTA